CATTGAATCTTTGTGCAATGACACTCGTGGGTCACGTACGCACAACCAGGAACCATTGAGCCACACTGGTTGCGTTTTGCAGCATTTTATCTCCTCAAAGACATAGACTGGCTGCTCCGCCACGACTTGAAAGCCATAGCGGAGGAAAAACTCCGGCAGTAGAGCCGTAAGTCTTGCCACATCTTGTCGCTCACAGAAGAGGACACAATCATCCCCATCATCCGCAAAGTTGGTTTTGATTCCCAACTCCTGATACAATCTAACAACCATAGAGCACACCAGCATGATATTGCCTGATGCCGTATTCATATCGCCTGATGTTCTACAGTCGCACTCGTACCTCACCTCACCATCCTTTGCTCGGCCGAACCCCTTGCTCGCATACTGCCATGAAAGCAGTTGTTGGAGAGTAGGTCGGTCGTACTTAGTGTGGCAACGCAAGTAAAACTGGTGCTCGAACCTGAGAGCGGCGAGTCTGATATGTTGGTCGAGTCTCTTCATGTCGATGACGACAGCGGCTGGGTTCCGTAAGGAATCCCAGTGAGAGCGGAGGAGTTTGCCGCGTTGTAAAGCGTTCAGACCTTTCAACACGGTAGGGCTTTCGCAAACTCTATCCATTGCCCGGTAAAGCTTATGTTCGAGTGGTTTGAGGTAACACCCCACAGCAACGTTGTACCTCGGATGACGCGGTTGAATCAATCGAGGAACCGGTGGTTTTGGGCCAAAATCTACTTTCTCGCATTTGACAAAAGAACTGAGGTATGCGTCCTTGCGCTGTACCTCAAAGAACCTGAGTGAAGCACTGGCCTGCTCATACACAGAGCGCTTGCGCCCCTGATAACAATCAACGAACTGGTCGTAGGTCATCGGGGGGGTCGGGGGCACTTTGCGGACAACAGATCCAAGTATTCCACCCAGTGTAGCGAAAAAGATTCCCGGTACTGGTTCAGGCGGTCTAACGAACTCCTCACCTTGTTTCACGTAGAACACGCGCTCCAAGATCGCCTTTTCCAGATTCACAACACTGTTGTTGAACACACCGAAGCTTCCTTTCGGTCCGTTCAGCAGGCGATAGTAAATCCGCCTGACTACCGGTCTCCCATTCCTCTCCACCCTGATCTGGAGTCGATTAGCCACAGATGCTGGTGTATCGACGCCGTGGATTGGAATTGGGCGACCCTACAGAAGAAGAGCAGGGGTGGCCGGGTCTCTGGCCTCCTCCCATGCCCAACTCTGGACTGTCCGCTCGGCAAAGCGGTCGGATGAAGTTGGAACGAAGAACAAACGAACAGACAACGGCAGGAATTTCCTGATGTCTGCGGAGCGAACGCCATGCTCCTTTGCCTTCTTCCCCATCCAAAGTGTGACTATGTCACGTTGAGCGGTATCCTCGCGTGTGTAAATAAACTTCACCCTAGCTTCCCGAACGAGAGTCATCCAGTACCGTTGTCCACCACTCTCACCTAATCTGAGGCGTTCATCACCGTTGGCGTCCCGCTCCACATAATCGCCGATGTCAGACATCGATCTATCATATAAGGCGTAAGAAGCATAAGCAAGACGTTCTTGCATCGGAGACAAACCACCAATGAACCGGCGGTAAGCGGAAAAGAGGGTTGGATAGCGTCTAGCGAAAGACTGCTGGATTATCCGGCGCATGCGAACGAGAATGGTGCTCGTTGGACCCACACGGGCAACAACGAATACCAACACGAAAGACAACAAATTGAGCATCCGGACTGAAGTAGGCGTAACACGAGGTCCGTGTTTGATCATGAAATTCACGAGCAGATCCATGAACAATATGGGAAATTTAAG